CCCGCCGGTGCAGAATGTCGGCAAGCGGCATGATCTCGTTCCCGTAATGCTTGACAGTGGTCGGTTCCACGCCGAGATCGTCGATGGCCACAGCCCGGTAGCGAAAGAACATCGGACATATATCGCTGTCGGCCCGGAAAGCATCGGCCACATCCGAGGCGTGGAAGATGTTGACGAACGCTCTTTCGCTAAGCGGAACTCGCTGCATGTAGTCGTTCACGAACAACCGAATCGCCTCCATCAGCGTACTCTTGCCGGTTCCGATTCCGCCCATGATCTTCAGCCCCCAAGTATTGCCGGAGGTCAGCCACCCGGCCGCGATGTCGATAGCCCGGTAGTGCGCCGGGGTAAAACGAGCCGCTTTCCCGCTCCCGGCAATCAACTGCCCGCAAATGGCCAGCAGATTGTCCCGGACTTCCTGCACCGGCCGACCGATCCTAAAAAACCTCGTAGTGGCTCGGAACGGCAAGGCGCTCGTTAATCTGCCTATTGCTTTCGGTTCCATACTGTTGCGATTTTTCTTTGTTTTCATACTTGCCTTCCAGCACTTTCACGAAATTTACCGGTCTGAAAATCCAATCGAAGTCGGCCGTCCATTCGCGAGTATTCTGTCCGGCGAGAAACGACGACCGGCCGGCGGCCCGGATCACGTCGAAAACAGCCTCCCGGCCGTGCTCGCGGAGCCGGGCATATACAGCCTCCCGCCGCTTGTCGGTAAGTGTTTTTACGGGACGCAGCGATTTGCAGGTGTCGTTGTAGAACTTTACGATCTCCTCGATCTCCGGTTTACCCGGAATATTCGGTTTCCCCGAATTTCCATTTTCCGAAGTTCCGAACGGTAATTCAGCGTCCTCCGATTTAGGAGGACTTATAGGAGGTTGTTTCTGTTTTTGTTTTTCTCTTATAAGAGGTGTATCGGCCGTTTTGCTATGTGTTTTGCTAAAGTTTTTACTAAAGCTTTTACTAAAGGTTTTGCTAAAGTTTTTACTAAAATTATTTAAGTTTAAAAGAGTGTATACCGGAGATTGAGCCCGCCTGTTGCCTTTCACAAACTCAATAAATCCTTTCTGCTGTAATCTATTGCGTGCATCGATCAAGGTAGGTTCGCTCATACCGATTGAGACGCAGATCAACCCGTTGGGACACTCAAAGGGATTCTCCCAATTTTGCGTATTGCATTCCTGAAGAAGAAAAAAATACAGGTCGGCCTCTACGCTGGACAATCGCACTCTACGTCGTGTTTGCCAAAAAAGGTTTATCAGTTCGATATAGTTCATAACTCAACTCCTGCTTTTACCAATGCGCTCTTGCATATAGCCACGACGCACTCGCACTGAAATTCGTCGAACATGCCGATGTGGCATACTTCCGGCTCGATACCCATTTGTGCGGCCAGCCATCGGTAAGCCTTATTCCGGTTCGATATGCCCGGAATGTATTTCGGCCATATCCGGTTGATAAGCGGTGTACGGGAAATCGGGTCGAAATAGTAATGAGCCCGTTTTTTCCACTCGCGGAGAGATCGGTTAGCCAGCCGGCCGAGCGCCTTGTCCGTGCCCCGGTGAACGCCCACGTAAGCGTCGCACTTGCGACACAGGTAGATCATCCCGTAGCTGATCCCGTGATAGAGGGCAGCGCTATCGACATACTCCGTCGGCTGTCCGCAGTAAGGGCAGATTTTGCCGGTCAAAATCAAAGTCGTATCGTAAAATCGTCGTCCCATGATTTACATATACACGTTCGTCAATACCCGCGTCCGGTTCTGTATGCAGTACGTCCCCGGCTTATAAGAGGCGAGCTGCAAATCCTCGACCCGGCCGAAGCGGTTGAAATTGCCGCACAGATCGACGATCCAGCCCTCGGCCTTCGACGGGTGAGGACGAATCGCCCGGCCCACCATTTGGTAGTACAGAGCCAGCGAAAGCGTCGGCCGGGCCAGTACCACCGTGTCGAGCTCCGGATAGTCGAAGCCCGTCGTCAGCACGCCGACATTCGTAACGACCTTGATTCGTCCCGCCTTGAAGTCGGCGAGGATGCGCTCGCGCTCCTTTTTCGGCGTATTCTGCGACACGATAG